GCACCCAAGAAAGTCGAGGCCGAAAGCCTTGCCCAAGCGATGGCGGCAGCATTTGCCGAGATTGAAGGCGCTACCAAGGCGGCAAACAACCCGCACTTCAAGACCAAGTATGCCGACCTCACCAATGTGATCGAGGCGATCAAACCTGCGCTGGTCAAACACAACCTGTTCTTCACGCAGAACCCGCGCCCCCACACTTCGGGCGTTGAGATTGAAACCATCCTGCACCATGCGGGCGGCGATTGTATGAGCCTCGGGAGCCTGTTCGTTCCCGCCGACCGTGCCAACGCGCAAGGGTTCGGCTCCGCGCTTACCTATGCCCGCCGCTATGCACTGGTGACGGCCTTCGGTGTGCCTGTCGAGGATGACGATGGCAACGCGGCTGCGGCTGCGCCTCCGCAACAGCAAGCGCCCGCAAAGCGTCCTCCGCAGTATAGCGCCCTCAAGACCGAGCTTCGCGGCTTTGTGCACGAGTTGAACGGCTGCGGCGATGCCGACCAGCTTAACGCGTTCCTCAAGACGCCCGACGCCCTGCGGATCGTGCGCGAGACACGCGAGAAACTGCCGCACCTTTGGGACGGGAACGACTGGCCCGATGGCATGGATCGCCCAGAGGAGTTCGTGCCCCTCTCTGACGTTATCGACCGCCGGATGCGCGACTGCGCCGAAGCGACCGCCCGTTACCTCACCGCATAAGGACTGCATCACATGGCTTACGAAATGAAAGACAATTCCGGCTCCCTGTTCGCGAACGACAAGCGTGAAAAGGAAAGCCACGCCAATGCCCGTGGAAGCGCGGTGATCGACGGCAAGCACTACTCGAACGACAAGCGTGAAAAGGAAAGCCACGCCAATGCCCGTGGAAGCGCGGTGATCGACGGCAAGCACTACTTCGTGGACGCTTGGACGAACACCACGAACGACGGCAAGAAATACCAGTCCCTCAAGTTCAAGCTGAAAGACAAGCAGCCCGCGCAAGGTGGCGGCGGGTTCGCTCCTGTGCATCAGGACTTGTCGGATGATGTGCCCTTCTAGGTTCGCGCCGCCGGGTTAGCCCGGTTTTCTCTCCCGCTGGCAGGCCGGGAGCGCGAAGTCTGCCAACCTTTTTATTTCTTAACGTGCGTTTACCACGCTTGCTCACCGGATACTAACCATGTTGATCCGCAAAATCCCCAAGGCGAAAAAGGAGGGCGCGCGCTTCAAGTCGCAGCGCCACCTTCGCCATGTGCGGGAACACGCCTGCGTAAACTGTGACGCCAGCGCCCCTATTGAGGCCGCGCACGTTCGTATCGGCAGCGATCACGGGATGGGCCGCAAGCCATCCGATTACTTCGCTGTGGCCCTTTGTAAGGACTGCCACGCGCGGCAACACAACATGGGTGAGGTTAGCTTCTGGCAGGGCAAAGATATTGCGGCGATCATCGCTGCTTTCGTCCGGTCTAGCCCGGTTCGCCGCGAGATCGAGGCGCACCGCAATGCCTAGCCGCGTGATCCGCACCGAAGCCGACTTCGACGCGCTGGGCAAGCTCCTGGCATCCTTGGAGCGCCCGTTCACAAATGAATGGCGCAAGGGCGAAGATCGCAGCGACCGGCAGAACAAGCTGATGTGGCGTTGGGCTGGCGAGTTTGCATCTGCCCTTGGCGACCGCACGGCTGACGAGGTGCAAAAGGAATGGAAGCTGACAATCGGGGTGCCGATCCTGCGCTCTGAAAACGAGGCGTTCCGGGCGTTCTATGACAAGGCGCTAAAGCCTCTCAGCTATCCCGAAAAGCTGGCGGCAATGGAATACGTGCCTGTCACAAGCCAAATGACCGTGCCGCAAATGCGGGCGTTTATGGACGCAATCCAGCGCCAAGGTGCCGAGCAAGGGGTGACGCTTACCGACCCCGAGGGGGCGCGGTGATTTATCCACAACCACATGACTCTGCACGCGTTTTTGGTTTGTTAACTGATGATGCTGTGCTAGGAAAAGAAACGGCCCGAACCAGCTTTTGCCGAGCTGATCCGAGCCTGACCTCAATCGCTAATCAGGAGCGACCGATGGCTACGATTCCCCTTACCGCGCGGATTCCGTCCGCGCAAGACACCCCTAAATTCGATTACATAAGCGCACGGGACGACTTCCTGCGGCGCGAGGCCGAGCGCGGCTCCGAAATGCTGTTGCGGGCCATGATCCGCGAACTCGAAAGCATGGGGGCGCTGGCATGATTGCGCTTCCCCGCTGCAAGCACATTGACGAACTGCGCGGCATTGTCGTCATGATGGAAACAGTCCCGGCGTGGACGTTGCTTGATCTGCTGATCGAAATGGGCGCGATCACGCATCAAGAAGCTTGGCACGCCCTTTCGGCTAACCTGAATGAAGGGGGGCCGGAATGACCAGCGAAACCCCAAAGGCGACGCTTTGGATGCCGTGGTTCATCAAGGATCACCGCGCTACCGCTAGCACGCTAGACCATCTTGAGCATTCCGCTCTTTGTTATCTCAATATGCTCCTTTGGGAGAATGGCGGCGCAGTCCGCGATGATGACAAGTGGCTTGCCAAAAACCTCCGCCTGTCTGTTGCCAAGTGGAAGGCCATCCGAAGCAGTGTGCTTGCGGACTGCACAGTCACGAATGGCCGCATCCAATCGCCGGCGATTATTGCTGAGTTTGCCAAAGCGCAGGCCAATATCGAGCAGAAGCGAAGGGCCGGTATCGCTTCCGGCAAGGCTCGCAAAGAGGCAACGGCTGTTGAACGGACGTTGAACGGGCGTTCCAACGGCGAGGCAACGGCTCACGAACCCCGCGCGGGTAGTGGTGGTGGTGCCTCTTCCAATGAACGACCTTTGATAGGTAGCACTAGGTTTGAGGACGACGGCCCGTTCAACGTCATCCCGGGTGGCCGCAAGTGAGCGGGCTGTTCGCAACGGGTGCAGCCCGTCCGCTTCGCCCGCATCAGGAACGCGCCATCGACCTGCTGCGCCAATCCCTTGGAAAAGGTAACAAGCGCGTAGTCCTGCAATTGCCCACGGGGGCTGGCAAGACGCGGGTTGCAGCCGAGATCGTTCTGAGCGCCCGCGCTAAGGGCCGCACGGTTTGTTTCACGGCTCCGGCAATTAGCCTGATCGACCAGACCGTTGACGCTTTCGAAGGTGATGGCGTGCGCGGCATCGGGGTTATTCAATCCTCGCACCATCGCACCGATCCGTTCCAGCCTGTGCAGGTGGCATCGGTGCAGTCGCTGGGCCGCAGGGCTTTGCCGCATTCGGATATTGTGATCGTGGACGAGTGCCACGCACGGCACAAAGTCATCACCGAATGGATGAAGGCGGAGCCGAACAAGTGCTTTATCGGCCTGTCCGCTACGCCTTGGGCGCGCGGCATGGGTGACGACTGGCAAGACCTCGTCAAGCCTGTGACCATGCAAGAGCTGATCGACGGGGGATGGCTTTCACCCTTCCGCGTGTTCGCTCCCTCGCACCCCGACTTGTCCAACGTCGTCACGCTGGCGGGGGATTACCACGAGGGGCAGCTTTCGGCGGTTATGCAGGAAAGCCGCCTTGTCGCGGATGTGGTCGAGACTTGGCTGCAACGGGCGCGCGGATTGCCGACCCTCGTGTTCGCGGTTGACCTTGCCCACGCTGAAACCTTGCAGCGCCAGTTCCTCGCCGCTGGCGTGAACATGGGTTACTGCGACGCGAGCGTTGACCTCGTGGAGCGGCAACTGCTGTTCCGGCGCATGGCGAAGGGCGAGTTGGCGGGGATCGTCAATGTCGGCACGCTTACCACGGGCGTTGACGCGGACGTTCGCTGCGTTGTGATGGCCCGCCCGACTAAATCCGAAATGCTGTTCGTCCAGTGCATCGGGCGCGGTCTGCGGACTGCCCCGGGCAAGGATCATTGCCTAATCCTAGATCACGCAGACAATCACGCGCGCCTCGGCTTCGTCACCACGATTGGCCACGACGCTCTGCTGACCGGCAAGGAAAAGCCCGAACCTCGCAACAAGGAAAAGGCGGAAACCCTGCCTCGCGCTTGCCCGTCCTGCGGTGCCGTGAAGGCGCGCGGCCCATGCCCCGCCTGTGGTTTCGAGCCTTCGCGTCAAAGCGAGATCGAATACGAGGAAGGCGAGCTTGTCGAAATCAAGCCCAAGGCTGCGAAGTCGAAAGAGCTTACCATGGCGCAAAAGCAGCAATGGTATAGCAGCCTGATCGCCATCGCCCGGAAACGCGGATTTAGTGACGGTTGGGCGGCTCACACCTACCGCGACAAAACAGGCGTGTGGCCTAACCAGCTACACAAGCGCCCCGTGCCAGTTCCGAGCGCGGAGGTCGTCGCTTACGTGAAGTCGCGTGATATCCGGCGCATCAAGTCACAGGAGGCGCGTCGTGCGTAAGACCTGTGACGCAGCCCGGGGCAAGTGGAAGGGCATCCTCCTTTCGCTGGGCATGGACGCCAAGCACCTCACCGGCAAGCATGGGCCTTGCCCCTTGTGCGGCGGGAATGACCGCTTCCGCTTTGACAACAAGGATGGGAGCGGTTCGTATATCTGCGGACAATGCGGCGCTGGTTCCGGCATGGACTTGCTCAAAGCCTTTAAGGGCTGGGAGTTTCGTGACGCAGCGCAAGCCGTGGACGAAGTGCTAGGCAACGTGCCGAGCGATCCCCCGGGCAAGCCCGCGCTGTCCGATGACAGCCGCCGCCGAATGATGAACGCGCTTTGGAAGGCGTCCGTCCCTGTCGAGGTGGATTGCCCTGCGGGTTGGTATCTATCCCGCCGTGTGAAGGGCTGGCAGAATTGCGCCGACCTTCGCTATGCCGAGAGCGCGCCTGTGCCTGGGGGCGGCACTTCGCCCGCCTTGCTCGCCTTAGTGCGCGACCATGCCGGGAACCCCGCGACCATCCATCGGACGTTCCTCACGCTGGCGGGCGAGAAGGCGGCAATGGACAATCCCCGCGCCATGATGCCAGGGGACTTGCCTGACAGCATCGCGGTTCACTTGTCGCCTGCTGCCGAGGTCATGGGAATTGCCGAAGGGATCGAGACTGCCCTTGCGGCACAGGCGAAGTTCAAGGCGCCCTGCCATGCGGCATTGACTGCGGGCTTCATGGCCAAGTGGCAACCGCCCGAAGGTGTGAAGCGCGTGATCGTGTTCGGCGATTGTGACGGCAACTACACTGGCCAAGCGGCTGCTTACACGCTGGCGCACCGCCTCTCCCGCAAGCTGCAAGTCGAGGTTCGCATCCCGGGGCAGTTTGGCACCGATTGGGCAGACGAGGTGGCGGCATGAAAGCGGGCTGGGGCAACGGCCACTTCATCGCAGACGCGCACAACCCGCGCATCCCGCTTGCCACCATGCGGGAACGATGGGCCGCAGGTGACTACGGCAACCTCCGCAAGGACTACGCAACGGGCTGGCTGACGCTGGCCGGAAAGACGGCACCATGAACCACCACACCCACCCCCGGCCCGATGGCCGCGAAGCTGACGGGAGTTATGCATGAGGACGGAAACAATCGGAAACGAGTTGCAGGTGCGCGCTGACGAACTGCGCGGCTTGATTGGCAAGGTTCGGAATGACCGGCGGTTCCTCGATGAGGCTCATCACGGGTGGTCATGGCGCAAGCACATCGTCTGGCGGTGGCTGCTGCCGTTTTGGGCGGGGCGGCACTACGGCATGATCGAGGCTTTGGAACGGTTGGAAATCGACCTTCATTGCGAGTTGCTGGCGTGCCTTGAAGAGGGAGCGAACGCATGACTGACGAACAGGCCCGCGCCCAACTAATCCAAGTCACGCTCGACCAGATGAAGCAGGCAATCGAACTGCGGAAGCAAGTGATCCGAGGCCTTATCGACATTGGCTGGACGGCGGAACAGGCTGCGCAACTTGAGGGCGCTTGTGAGCGCGCTGTGCGGCGCTGGATGGACGAAGGAGTAACCGCATGACCTCGCCTAATCAATTCACCCTCAACGACACCCTAGCAGCCCGCGAGCTGGTCAAGACCCGCATGACGCCAGCTTTCCGCAAGGCAATCGACAACGGCGACTTAGACCAGTGGGGCATGATGACCAAAGCCCGCGCTGAGGTGATCCGCGCACGTAAGGCTGAGGAGGACATGGCCGATGGGTAAGCTGAAACCCTACAGCATCGAATACCGCCACCACGGCAAAACCTACGTCATCGAGGTCTACGCCCAGAGCAAGCAGGACGCGCAAGACCGGATGCGTAGCGCCTATTTTAATGGGGAAACTCAAACGATATTAATGCAATACTCTGCACCTAAATGGCTAGTTCGTGCTATAGGTGGTAACTATGAAAGCTAGAATAGAAGATAGAAAAACCTTCATTTACGGCATTCATGCTGGTGATGGAGTGCTTAGATACATTGGCAAGACAATGCAGCTACCCAAGTATCGGCTCACTCAGCATGTCAGACAATGTCATGACTATGATAGACCATACGCACTTTGGATGCGAGAGCAGGCACATTTGCAGATTGAAGTTCTTGAGGTTGTTCCTTCAGGGCAAGATTGGGTGGAGGCAGAGTGCCGGTGGATCGCGGAGACGCCTAACCTTTTGAATGTAGCCAAGGGCGGACAAGGGGGGCCTGGCAGTAAGCGGACGCCTGAGCAGGCGGCAAGGAATGGCATGGCCCGAAGGCGAGGGGAATGGGCGGAGTGCAAGGTTTGTGGCGTCCAAATTTGGAGAAAGCCTTACGAAGTGGCGCATGGAAAAAGGATCACGTGTTCCCGCTCATGCCACCGACGTTATCAGATTGGCCGCTCTGGCCCTGTGCCAAAGCACATTCAGCAAAAGGCTCGGATCGCATCCGCATCTGCCGCTAGAGCGCGCACCCATTGCAAGCGCGGGCATGAATATACCGATGACAACTTAGCCCCATCCAAGCAAGGCAAGCGGGTTTGTCGAAAGTGCAGCCGCATCAATTTGGCAGAGTATCGCAAGCGGAAGAAGGTCGCCCGCGTTTCCGTTCCCGCATTCATCGGCAACATGATTGGAGGCCAACATGGCAAAGCGTAAGCAAACCGACCCGCTAGCGAAGCGCCCCGATGAAACCGACCTTCAGTGGCGTTCTAGGGTGGCTAGGACGCAAGAGACGCTCCGTCAGCAGGGTGAGGACATCGTAACGCCCGAACGCCTCACACACGGCGATTTAGAGCCTGCCCTATCGCCCGACCAGGAGCGCAGCCGAACCTACCGCGCCCGCTCCACCTCTAGCCTTGCCCGCCTAGCCCTTCGCGGCGCACTTACCGCCGACCAGCTTGCAGCGGCGCAGGAGATTGCACAGATCGCGCTCGGGATTGGCCGCGATGTCGGATACGCCAGCGGCAGCGTTGAAGCCCGTGTAGATTGCGGGTCAAGCCGCATGACCTATGGAGGCGAGACATTGCACCGCGTCCAAATTGAGCAGGCTTACGGTGAGTGGCGTCAAGCGTTGATTTACCCTCGCGGGCTAGTGCTGGATATGCTGACAGAGGACAACAAGCTGGCGGCCATCGCGCGGCGCTATAACCGCTCGTGGGGTAAGGCCATGAAGATACTGATCGGCGCGCTTAACGCATGGCCGCATTACAAGCGGGATGCGTTCGACGGTGTGACACAAGGCGACGTTGATAGGGCGAATGCACGAGCCGCTTGACGCGTGAACAATTCTGTGCGATAATTATAGAATAGATATTCGCGCGCCCCGCTTCCACACCGGAATGCGGGGCGTTCTTATTCGGCCCTCGGGTCGAGCCTGCCTATCTCGCGATCCACCCCATGCGATGCGTAAGCACAATGATCCGGGCGCTGGTGCAGGCGAATACACAGCGAGGCCACCGATGGACGAGCCAAGCGACGATACAATCCGCGCCCTGTCCTGTGACCTCGCCCGCTGGTTCTATAATTGCAGCCCCGATCATCCTGCGACGATTGACGAGTTTCTCGCCACTGCTGGTGAGATCGCCAGCTTCATCAGCGAAGGCGAATGTATCTCGCTCAAGTGTGACGCAGAGATGCTCAAGTTTGTGTTTGGGGGTTTGTGATGCCGTTGCTCGGTGGATCATTTAATGCCCTGATGGGTGCTGCGGGCAACGTCGCGCGCAATAATGTGCAGACGCAGCAGAAAAACGCATTGGCAAGCTATCCTGTCGTCGAAGGTTACGGCACGCGCCCCGATGGAACGCAAAAGGGTCGCGGGTATCTTGGCGAGGTGCCAACGCCTGACGGGCAGGTTATGACCGAATACTCAATCGGCATCGACTTCGGCCAAGGCGAGATGGATATTCCCACGCTTGTCCCGACATTGACGCCGGAAGAGCGCGACCACCTTGCACGCACCGGTGAGCCGACCGATGCCATTGTGAACAAGGCCGTGGAGTTTGCGCAGCGCCGCTTGGCAATGGGTCTAAGCCCGTTTGCGGTGCGCGGGTTTGATTATGGGCGCGGGCAATGAGCGACGCTATCATAAGCGCGGAAAAGCGCGATGAGAACGGCAAGTTCATTGTGCCGCCGAAGTCTCCCGGTCGCCCGAAAGGTGCGCGCTCCAAGCTTGGCGAGCAATTCTGTCAGGACGTTTACGACAAATGGCAACAGGCTGGCGCTCGCTGCATAGACGAGATGATTGCAGATAAGCCCGGTGACTTCGTGAAGCTCGTTGCGACCATGCTGCCCAAGGAGATGAGCCTCACGGTCAATGACGGCAGCGACATGAGCGACGAGGAATTGCATGACCGCATCCGAAGCCTTGCCGCGCAGCTTGCTCCTTTCGTCGATGGCGGAATTGGAGGCACTGACCCGAGAGGTGAGGGCAAGGGCCGCAAGGTCAAGCCTGCTGGGGTTCACTGAATACACCCTTCCGCAATACAAGCGCGCTGCGCACCATGAATTGATTGCAGAGCATCTTGAGGCGGTAGAGCGAGGTGACATTGACCGCCTGATGATTTTCATGCCGCCTCGCCACGGCAAGAGCGAATTGGCGAGCAAGCGTTTCCCCGCATGGTGCTTGGGTCGCAAGCCTGATCGCCAGATCATCGCGGCGAGTTACAACAGCGACTTGGCAAACGACTTCGGACGCAACGTCCGCAATCTGGTTGCCGAGCCTGAGTTTAGCCAAGTGTTTCCCGGCGTAACGCTGGCACCTGATAGCCAAGCGGCCAACCGCATGAACACGAACAAGGGCGGAACGTATGTCGCGGCTGGTGTCGGAACTGCGGTCACTGGGCGCGGTGCTCATATCGCCCTCATCGATGACCCCTTCAAGGACAGAGAAGAAGCTGACAGTGAACGGCGGCGAGACCTCGTTTGGGACTGGTATAGATCAACCCTCTACACCCGCCTCATGCCGGGTGGTGCTGTCGTTCTAATCCAGACGCGCTGGCACGAAGACGATCTAGCGGGCCGCTTGCTTGAGCAGGACGCCGGACAGTGGACGGTTCTGGAATTGCCTGCACTGCATCCCGAAAGAGGCGCATTGTGGCCGGAATGGTATCCTGAAGAGGCGCTGCTGAGGATTAAGGAAACGGTGGGGCCGCGCGAATGGAGCGCGCTCTACCAGCAAAGCCCGCAGCCGGACGAAGGCACGTTCTTCCAGCGCGATTGGTTCAAGACTTGGGACGTTCTACCCGCGCTGCAATACTACGGCACCAGCGATTACGCTGTGACCGATGGCGGCGGCGACTACACCGTGCACCGGATGTGGGGCATCTCGCCTGACGGCGCTATCTACCGCGTGGACGGGTGGAGCGGGCAGACGACAAGCGATGTCTGGATCGAGCGCAAGCTTGACCTGATCGACAAATACAAGCCGCTTGCATGGTTTGGTGAAGGCGGCGTGATCCAGAAGGCTATTGAGCCGATGCTGCAACGCCGGATGCGTGAGCGCAAGGTGTTCTGCCGCATGGAGTGGCTGCCGAGTGTGGCAGACAAGCCCACGCGGGCACGCAGCTTTCAGGCGATGGCGGCAAGCGGGCGGGTCTATTTTGAGCCGGGCGCGGACATATCGGAACACCTCGTGTTCCCCGCTGGCAAGCATGACGACGATGTGGACAACAGCTCGCTGATCGGGCGGGCAATCGACCAGGCGCACCCTGCCATTGTGCAGGCGCAGACCAATCAACAAGGCTGGGACGGCGCGCATCGCCCGTCATGGCGCAAACCTAGGGAGGGCGGCAGTTGGAAAACAGCGTGAAGGCCCCCGCCGACAACCTTGAGCAATACAAGCGGTATTTCGAGGACGCGCGCGACGCTAACGACAAGCAGCGCAGCGAAGCCCTGATCGACCGCGATTACTTCGACGGCCACCAGTGGACTGAGGAAGAGCGCCGCGCTCTTGAGGCGCGCAAGCAGCCTGCGCTGTATTTCAACGAGGTCAAGATTGCCATTCGCGGCCTTATCGGCGTGTGGGAGCAGGGCGAAACCGACCCGCGCGCATGGCCCCGCAATCCGCAGGATGAGCAGTCTGCGGACGTAGCAACGAAGGTTCTGCGCTACATCAAGGATCAAACCGAGTGGGCGGACAAGCGCACGTATTGCGCGCTGAACTTCTTTATCGAAGGCACGACCGCTGTTCACATCGGGGTTGACGCGAACAACCGCCCGCAGATTGAGCAGATCAAATACGAGGAGTTTTTCCACGATCCCCGCTCGCGTGCGCTCGACTTCACCGACGCGCGTTACATGGGCATCGGCAAGTGGATGTTCGCTGAGGACTTGGCGGCGTTGTATCCCGACCAGCGGGACGGCATCATGTCGTCGCTTGACGCGGGCGTTACGCTAGGCACCGCTGGCGATACCTTTGCCGACCGCCCCGAGGGCGAGGGTCTGGCGACCGAGTGGGTTGATGGCAGACTGCGCCGCGTGTTCGTGGCGGAAATGTATCACCGCGAGGGCGGGCAGTGGATGCGCTGCGTGTTTTGGGGGCGCGGCTTGCTGGATGCAGGCCCGTCGCCTTACCTCGACAAGGACGGGAAGCCCGCGTGCGCTATCAAGGCGCGCTCGTGCTACATTGACCGCGACAACTGGATGCAGGCCCGTCGCCTTACCTCGACAAGGACGGGAAGCCCGCGTGCGCTATCAAGGCGCGCTCGTGCTACATTGACCGCGACAACCGCCGCTATGGCGAAGTGCGCGACCTTCGCAGCCCGCAGGACGCGGTGAACAAGCGCGAAAGCAAGCTGCTTCACTTGGTGAACAACCGCCAGGTGAAGGCGACTGACCCGGCAATGGCTTACGCTGCGGACGCGAATCAGGTGCGTGAGGAGGCTTCGCGGCCCGACGGGGTTATCCCTGCGGGTTGGGACATCGCCACGACGAACGACATGGCAAGCGGGCAAATGATGCTGCTCGACAGCGCCCGCAACTTTATCCAGCGCATCGGGCAGAACCCCGGCGTGTTGGCTTCGCAGTCGGCATCGGCAAGCGGGCGTGCGCAGATCGCGCGGCAACAGGCGGGCATGACCGATAGCGCAATGACGCTGAACGGTATGCGCAAGTTTGAGCATTCGGTTTACACGGCCTGTTGGGATCGTGCGCGCCAGTTCTGGAAACAGCCCGATTGGATCAGGATCACGGACGACGAGGAAGCGGCGCAGTTTGTGGGCGTGAACCAGCCCATTCAAGGCCCCGCGATGGTTGGCGCAGACCCTGCAACGGGTATGCCTGCGATTGTGCGTCCGGTGCTGGGCTATGACAACCCGATTGCCGAGCTTGATGTCGATATTACGATTGACAGCGTGCCGAACACCGCAACGCTGGCAATGGAGCAATTCGAAACGCTTGCGTCACTGGCGCAGGCTGGCGTTCCCATCCCGCCCAAGGCGCTGATCTTGGCGTCCTCGCTGCCCGACAAGCAGAAGATCATGGAATTGATGGCACCCGAGCAGCCCGATCCGGCCATGCAAATGCAGCAGCAAATGGCGCAAATGGCTGGGCAGATCGCGATGATGCAAGGCAAGGCCGATGTGGAGAACACGCAGGCCGACACGCAACTGAAGCTGGCGAAGGCTGGCGAGTCGGCGGTGAACCTGCAGCTTGCACCGATTGAGGCCGGGGCGCGGCTTGGGGGTGGAATGTGACCGACCGTGAGCGCGAATTGCTGTGCTATGTGGGGCAGTTGCTTGAACTGTCGCGCCGCCAAGGCCGCCTGTTGAACTACGAAAGCGGCACGTGGCAGCGCATCAACGATGCGACCCGCGAAGATCGCAAAACGATAGCCGTCGAAGCGATGCTGGCTGACGGTTGGGCGCAAAAGGGTGACGCATGGACTTACAAGTCTACGCCCAAAAGCAACGAGACGATTTCCTAATCCTAGACGCCCTGCCGCGAGAGTGGCGGGCGCTAGTTCACGAGTTTGGCGGCAATGGCACTGTGAAGCTGTTCCAAGCGGGTTTTACCGCACGGGACGCTGAAGCGATGCTTGCTGCCCAAAGGTGCCGCCGACCGTAACGGGCGCTTTCGTTAGTGCTGAACGCATCAGCCGACCCGCCGCCGGGGTTCGGGCGCTTCGCCATGCCAGCGTTAGAGGCAAACCCACATGACTGATGAAGACATTTTCGGAACGAACCCGATTGCCGAGGAACAGGTCGAAGCAACGCCGGAAGCGGTAGAGCCTGAGCCTGTTGCGGAACAACCTGCGGAAACCCCCGTAGCGCCGCCTGTCGTCACGCCTGAGCCTGCAAAGCCTGAGCCGGGGCATGTCCCCCTTAGCGCGATGCTGGACGAACGTGAGCGCCGCCAGAAGCTGGAAGCCGAGCTTGCCCGCTATCAAGCGCAGCAGGCCCCGCCCGAACCCCTCGATGTCTATGACCCTGAGCAACTGGCAGGCTTTGCCAGTCAGCAGGTTCTGAACACCAAGCTTGATATTTCGGAGGAGATGACCCGCGACAAGTTCGGCGACGAGCTAGTCGACAAGGCCCGCGAATGGGCTTTGCAGCGGTTCAGCCAAGACCCGTCCTATCAGGCGCAGGTGCTTCGTCAGCGCAACCCGTGGAAGCACGTTGTTGAGCAATTCCAGCGCGACCAGATCGCGTCTCAGGTGAGCCTCAGCGACTTCGAACAATTCCAAGCGTGGAAGGCCGCAAACGCGACCCTCGCGCAGCAAACCGCCGCCCCTGTCGCGGTGCAAACCCCCTCCGTTCAGCCGCCCCCGTCTCTGGCATCCGCGCCGTCCGCTGGATCATCCGTCCAGCCTAAGCCCGATCCAGCAGCGGAGAAGCTGAACGCCATGTTCTAAGGAACCTCTCAAATGGCTGACTTTTCTCTCGCCACCGCTTCGCAGCGGAAGGCATGGGCCAACACCGCCCACATGGAATACGTGCGTCGTTCGCGCTTCGCCGGTTACATCAACAACACCAGCAACGCCATCATTCAGGGTTACACCGACCTTGAAAAGAAGGCTGGCGACACGCTGAACATCCCGCTGTTCTACAAGCTGACGGGCGCTCCGGTGACGGGTGAAACCCCGATTGTCGGTAACGAAACCCCGCTCGACAACTTCAACTGCGGCGTGCCGGTTGCCCTTCGCGGCAAGGGCGTGGCGATCACGAAGAACCAGACGTTCCGCACCGAGCTGGATATCATGAACGCGGCCAAGGAAAGCTTGACCCGCTACTTCGGCGAGCTTCTGCGTGACGACTTCATTGAAGCGTTCGGCTCGGTTGTCACCACTGGCGACACGACCGTGAACTACGGCCTGGCCTCGGCTGCCAACCGCAACTCGTTTGCTGCGGGCAATCAGGATCGCCTCTTCTTCGGTGCGACTTCGGGCTACAACGCCACTTGGGCAACCGCCCTTGGCAACGTGACGGCTGCACAGACCACCACCATTGCCCGTCTGGGCGTGATGAAGCGTCTGGCAATGCAGGCTTCGCCCGCAATCACGCCGTATCAGGTGAACGACGAAATGGGCCGCGAATACTTCGTCGCGTTCCACGGCTCGCGCACCTTCCGCGACCTCAAGGCATCGTCCGAAGCACAGCAGGCCAACCGTGAGGTTCGCCCGCGCGATGTGGATGCGAACCCGATCATGCAGGACGGCGACCTGATCTTCGACGGTATCATCCACCGCGAAGTGCCGGAAATTGACGCATGGGCTGCCGCCAACGGCTTCAACACCGCTGGTGCCGCCTCGGCTCCGATCCGTCCTGTCTACCTGTGCGGCACCCAATCGCTGTTCGTTGCTTATGCGCAGCGTCCGCAGGCGGGCACCGAGAAGTCGGACATTCCGACCCTCAACCGTCGCATGACCGTGGGCATGGATGAGATCATCGGCATCAAGAAGGCTGCCTTCAACGGCAAACAGCACGGCATGGTGCTGGGCTACTTCGGCGCTGCCGCAGATTAGGTCTGAGTCCAGAACTTACCCAGCAGGACATTGCTAATAGTCGCGCCACAAACGCCAAACTTCTTAGCGATTTCCCGCTGGGTCAATCCTTCGGCGCGTAGTTGCCGAATAGTGCGAATTGATTCCTCGTTCAGCTTAGCGCGACCATTCTTGGTTCCCCTTTGGGGGTTTATGTTGGGCGGGACTTTCAAGACGCGGAACGCGTGCAGGGTGTTCTCGCTAGGAGTGCAGAGTTCAAGGTTGGACAGGCAGTTATTCAGCTTGTCGCCATCCTTGTGATTAATCTGCATCCCGAAAGGAATGGGGCCGTTAAACGCCTCCCAAATCACCCTGTGGGCGGCAACTGTCCGCCGTTCGTTAAATTGACACAAGACAAACTTGGCATAGCCACGGTTTCGGCCCTCTTTCAAAATGCGAGAGGTCGGCCTGCCGCCTCGGGTCTTGACGCGCTTAACGCGCCCCAAGTCTGATGCTTCATACAGGCCATAGTAGCCGATGACTTTGTTCCAAACTTCGTTCATGTGCCGACTAATGAACTATTCGAAGGAAATAAGCAATGCCTGAGAAGGTAATTCTGTGATGAAACTGATGTTCGTGGGTCATGAAGGTGACCCGACTGAAGCTGACGAATGCACTGTGGGCGAGATCGTCTTTCCGAGAGGAGAGGCGGTCTCCGTCCCCGGTGATGTGTTCGAGCAGCTTTCCCCCAATCCGGCGTTCAAGGCCGTTCCCGGCAAACCGGGCCGCCCGCCGAAGTCCTCGGAAGGATCTGAATAATGCCTGCAACTAACTCCGTGCAATCGCGGCTCTCCGCACCCGGTCACGGGTTCGGCGGCTCGCTCAAAGTGTCCTATGGTGAAGTGGCCTTTTCGGGCACCATCACCACCGCCGACGCTGCCACCGTCCTCAACCTGCCGATTGGCGCTATCATCCATAGCGTCACCATCGAGTCGGACGACCTTGATACCAACGGCACCCCAACCATCACGCTCAACGTGGGCGATGCTGGCTCGGCCAACCGTTACCTTGCGGCTTCGACTGTCGCGCAGGCTGGCACCACTGCGGTTGCGACCGCCGCCACTGGCTTGCTCTACACCGTGACCGGCACCAACGACACGGCTGTCCGCATCGCGGTTGCTGCCAACGCTGCTACCTCGGCTGCCGGTAACGTCCGCGTTGCCGTGGCCTACTGGCTGGCTGTGGTCTGAAATTGAACGGGGCGGGCTGTAATGGCTCGCCCCCTTCTTTTGGGGGTGCGATATGGCGACCTGTAACGACATTATCCGCCGCGCCCTGCAAATGGCGAGCATTGTCGGGCTTGATGATGTCCCGAGTGCTGCCGAGGCTGACTTTGGCATGGACGCACTGCAATCCATGTATGACGCATGGGTCGAAGGCGGCATGTTTGGCCGTCTGACTGACGTTTACAAGACCGTTGACTACGAGGCGAAAGAGCAGGAGCGGGTGATTACGCCTGCTGCTGTCATCACCTTGCCCGCGACTGTCGAAAGCGTGGAGGGCGAGCGTGCCCCGCGCGAATTGGCCTGTATCGTCCGCATTGTTGGCGGTGTGCAGACCTCGCAAGTTTACCACAGGGGCGCTTGGGTCGCATTGAACGACCTGAGCCTAACGGACGAAGCACCGCTTGCAGAACGCGGCGCGTTTGGCCTGTCCGCCGCCCTTGCCCTGATGATTGTCGAGACGTTCCAGCAAGGCGCTGTGAGCGGGAGCGTGGTGGCAATGGCCCGCCAGTTCCTCGGCGGTCTGTCGCTTAAGCTGGGCGCGACCCCGCGCCCGTCCGAAACCGTTTATTACTGAGGTGACCTATGAGTGAGCGGCTTGACGCTATCGTTGTGGCGCGTGGCACGGGCGAGGGGCATCAGAGCGTGTCCGTATCGACCACTACGGCGGCAACTACAAACCCGATCAACGCGGAAGACCCGCTGATCTATTCGACCGTAGAGTGCTTTGCGGTTGCGGGCGCTTCCCCGACTGCGACTGTGGCAACGGGCACGCCTATTCCGGCCCTAACGCTGATCCGCATGACGGGCGTGCAGCCGAACGACCGCTTGGCCTTTATCACGGCGACCGGCACCGGCACCGTTTACGTCTGCCCTAACCGCTAAAATGCCCGCCCTGCAATTCGGCCTGTCCTCTTATGAGCGGGCCGATGGTGACCTTCCCGGTTTGCCTGTCGTCAACATGTATGTTGAGCAGACGGCATCCGAGGGCACCGTTCTTCAGTCGCGTCCGCCGTTGGTGGATCGTGCTGCGGATATGGGCGCGGGGGAAGTGCGTGCGCTGTTCAAGCGCGACGGGGTTGTATCGGGCCGCTTGCTTGGCGTGAGCGGTGACCGTTTTTACGATGTGACCAGCAACAAGGGCGCTGTAACTGGCGACGGCCCTGTGTCCATCGCCGGGAACGAAACGGGCGTTCTGATCGCTGCGGGCGCTTCGATCCACCGCTATGACGGCACGAATTACGCAACCGTGGCGTTTCCCGATAGCGCGCCGGTCATCAAGGTGATTGAGGGCGCATCGCGGTTCGTGGCGATCCGTGGGGGCAGTGGGCGGGCCTATTTCACGCCGCCGCTGCAATACACCTTTGCCGAGTTGGACTTTTTCACGGCGGAAAGCGCCGCAGACCAGTTGCTTGATGCGCTGTTTATCGACGACATCTTGATCCTGTTCGGGCGTGAGACGGTCGAGTTCTGGCCGAACACGAGCGACAACAATTTGCCGTTCCAGCCCCTTGAAGGCCGCGTGCTTGAGCGCGGCATCAGGGCAACGGGTTGCGCTACCACCTTCGGCCCTGCGTTCGCTTGGGTCACCGATCAAAACACCGTCTGCCTTCAGGACGAAAACACCGTCATTTCCAATCCCGGTTTGCAGGAGCGCCTTGCCGCTTCGACCACCGCAAGCCTGTTCACCTTTTTCATCGACGGCACCGAGTTCCTTGCCTTGCGCATGGATACCGAAACGCAGGTTTACAACCAGCGGACAGGTGCCTGGAGCGAGTTTGCCAGTGACGGCCTGACGAATTGGGCTGCCACATCGACGGCACCGAGTGCCTGGCCTTGCGCATGGATACCGAAACGCAGGTTTACAACCAGCGGACAGGTGCCTGGAGCGAGTTTGCCAGTGACGGCCTGACGAATTGGGCTGCCAACTGTCAGGCGGCGGGCGTGTTCGGTTCGGAGGACGGCAAGACGCTGGCCTTCGGTGACGGTCATGTTGAATTGGGTGGGGTTCTGGAGCGACGCTTCAGAGGTGGGCTGCCTATCAATGGCGGCGGGGTGCCGGTTTTCAATCTGCGGTTGCGGGTCAATCCCGGCCAAACGCCGTTCCTGTCGGGTGCCTATACCGATCCGGTCATCGAGATGCGCCTGTCGCCGGATGCGGGGCAGACTTGGGGCCTGTGGAAGTCAACACAGCTTGGCGCGCAGGGCAACTACCGCAAGCGGGTCGAGTGGCGGGCCTTGGGGCTAGCATCGGCCCCGGCGTTTCTTGCCGAGTTCCGCTTGACCGACCCGGTGCCGCTTCGCGTGTCGTCAGTTTTAATCAACGAGCCGTTTGGGGGCCGATAATGGCAGACAGTCTCCCCCGCCTGCGTCGCGGCATCCCGCTAATCGAAAAAGACGGCGGGCCTTCGGTGACGCAGCAGCGCAATTGGCAAACCCTTGTCGAATACGTTGAGGCCCTAGAAGCGCGCCTGACTGCGGGTGGCCTATGATCCGCCCCGCCACGCTTCAGGACATTCCCCGCCTGCTCGAAATGGGCCGCAAGTTTGCCGAGGACGCAGGCGTAACGGCGCGGGTTGGCTGGGACGCGCAAAGCGTTGTCGAGATGCTGGAAGGGCTGATCGGGAGCGAGGACGGCATCGTTCTGGTGAGTGAGCGCGGGATGATTGGCGGCATGGTCTACCCCCATCCGTTCAATAACGAGGTTCGCGTTTTCGTCGAGATATTCTGGCGCGCAGAGGACGGGCAGGGTCTTGCGCTTCTGAACGCCGCTGAGGCGCACGCTAAGGCCCTTGGGGCGAACAAATCGGTGATGGTGGCAATGGACGGCATGGAGCGCACGACGCGGCTCTACGGGCGTCTTGGCTACACCCCCTGCGAGACGCAATTCATGAAGGAACTAGGCTGATGGCTCTATTCTCCACCATCGGGAGCGTCATTAGCTCCAAGTCGCAGAACAAGGCGATTGGGCGGGCTGCCGAGACCTCGGAAAAGAACAACACCGAGAACACTCAACTCGCCCGCGACATTTACGGCCAGAACAAGCAGATTCTGTCGCCTTTTGTGCAGCGCGGCAACGTAGCAGGGGATCAAATGAACGCACTACTTGGCCTTGGCGGGGCGCAAATGTCGGCGGGTGGGCCTGCCACTATGCAGATTACGCCGAATGCAGACGCGCAGTTTCAGGGCGGCAGCGGCAACCCGCTAACCCAAATCGGCAGCGCGATGTTCGGCCTCGGCGGCGGACAGCCTGCGGGTGCGGCTTATGGCCTCGGTGACAACGGCGCTATGCCCTACGCGCGGCCAGAAGGCGGCAACGCGCTAATGACGGGCATGGCACCGCAAGGGATGGCAACCCCGCAGGGCGCACCGCAGCAGACCCCGCAGCAAGCGGCAAACAACGCCTTTGACATTTTCCGCAATTCGACCGGCTACCAGTTCCGCCTTGGCGAGGGCATGGATGCTGTAAACAGCGCCTATGCCGGAATGGGCGGATTGCAGTCCGGTGCAGCAATGCGCGGGATCAATGAATACGGCCAGAACTTCGCGTCTAACGAGTTCGGCAATTACATGGGCTATCTCGGCAATCAGCAAGCCGTTGGCGCTGGTGCTGGTTCGGCGCTTGCGGGCGTGGGCCAGAACTTCGCGGGCACGGTTATCGGCGCGAACAACTTCAACGCGCAAAACCAGATGCAGGCGCAGCTTGGACGCCAGAACCCTTGGGCCAACGGCCTCGGCACATGGGGCGCGGCAAACCAGCAAATGATTGGGACTATTCTTGGCGGGGGCATGGGCTAATGAGTGGCTGGGGTCCGGGGCCGCAACAGGGCTTCATGAACGCTCTGGCTATCGGCCAGAACGCGGGCGCAAACTTTATGCAGGCGTTCCAGCAGGGGCGGCAGATGAAAGAGCAACGGGACGGGCGCAATGCGCTTTCGGCGTTTGCGTTGAACCCGAACGCAGAAACCGCCGCAGGGGTCGCGCCGTATCAGCCGAAGCTTGCTTACGACTTCACGATGACCGAGCGCGAGAAGCAGACCAAGATGCAAATTGCGCAACTCGGCCAAGAGGCGATGAACGGCAATAACGACGCGCTAGGCCAGCTTTTCACGCTCGACAATGACCTTTGGAAGCGGCTTGACGACCGCTCGCGCGAACAGGTCAAGGGCGCGACGAGCTTCATGGCACAAAGCGGCATGGCTATTGGACGCTTGCCTGAGGCGCAGCGTGCGCAGGCATGGGCGGCGTCTGTGCAGCAGGCCGAGCGCAGCGGGATCGATATTCCCGCCTATATGGAAACCTACACCCCTGATGTCCTCAACGCGGCACTAGCCCGCGCGGAGATGACCGAGAAATACATCAAGCAATTTGAGCCGGATTATCGCGTCATTCCGCAGGGCGGGTATCTTGAAAACGTCAACCCCTTAACGCGTGGGCAGCCGCAGCAGCAGGCCGGACAACAGCAAGGCCAAGAGCCGCCCGTGCCTGTTGTGCCGACCGATATGTTCCAAGCAGATGTTCAGTCAATTGGGCTTGAGGGTGCTATCAAGTTTGCCGTCAGTAAGGGGCTGGCCATCCCGATTAGCGGCGATCAGGAATTTGCATTGCTGCCCTCTGGAGCCGCGTTTGTTGGCCCCGATGGCATTGCACGGAGGAAACCATAATGCAGGCTTGGCAATCGGCACCCGCCATCGGTGGACAGGCCCAGGGGCAACCCGCTCGCCCCACGCAGCAGCCCGCACCTCAGCAAATGCCCAACCGCATCTATGGTGCGCCTGAAGCGCCGAAAGAAGCGCCGCAGCCCACACCTGTGCGCCCCTATGATGTGCAGCAAGACCTTGTGGGCAATGAGCAGTCGCTCCGCAAAGAGTTCTACTCGCTGCCTGCGGTCAAGGAATATCAGGTTGCAGCGCGCACCTATGCCAACTCCCTGCAAGCCGGTAGCGATGCCAGCGGCGACCAGTCGCTTATCGTGGCCTATGCAAAGATGCTCGATCCTGCGTCTGTGGTTCGTGAAGGCGAAGCCGCGTCTGTCGCCGGAACTGACAGCACGATTGGCCGCAATATCGCTCGGCTGCAAAAGGAGCTTGGGCTTGATGGCGGCGGCGCTCTCAGCCCTGACGTTCGCGCAAAAATCCGCCGCGAGATGCGGACGCTGGCCGAAAACTATGGCGCTTCCTACGGGCAAGAGCGCAAGCAGTTTGAAGGTCTGGCGGCCTCTTACGGCTTTGACCCGACCCGCGTCGTGGGGCAGGATATCCTCGACCCCTACCGCCAGACCATCGACGAGTATTGGGCGGCGCAGGACAAGGCCGCAACGCAGCCCAAGCAGCCCACCGCACGCGACGAAATGCCTTACGGCGGAAAGCTGGCCCTTGACGGTGGCGGCGACGATCCGTTTGACCGCACGCGCTACTTGCAAGAGCGGTTCGGGATTGACCCGGGGCAGGAGTCCCGTCTTGTCGGGATGTTCAACGCAAACCTCGGCAATCCCAACGTAACGCCAGAAATGGTCGCGGGGTTCTATGAGGCTGCGGGCTTGGGGCAGAAAGACCCCACCTCACCCGAAATTCAGCGCATGGCGAACGACCTCAAAAGCGGGAAGTTCGCGCCGACCACTGGCATTAACGTGGATGCCGCGCGTCAGTCTTACATCGACGGCCTTGACACGATTATTCAGCGCGCGGGCTTCAATCCCGAAAATCAAGGCGCGACCCTTGCCAACACTTCGCGGCAGGGTGCGGCCTTTGAGGGCTTCGACGAGATCACTGGTGTGGTGAATGCTGTCGCCGAGACCTTGCAGGGCAACAACCCGATTGACGGCTATCGCACGGGCCGCGACGTAACCCGCCGCATGGTTGAGCGCGGTGACGCGGCGAACCCCTGGACAGGTGTAGCTGGCCGCGTTGTCGGCGGCTTGCCGACCGGCGTTGTGGGTTCGGCGGGCGGTGTCAATTCGCTTGGCGCAGCCGCGCGTGTCGGTGCGATTGAGGGCGGTATCACCGGCTTCAACGCTGGCGAAGGCGCGCAGAACTCGCTGCTCGGTGCGGGCCTCGGTGCGCCCCTTGGGGCTGGCGTTGGGGTTGCATTCCAAGCTGGCGGCAACAAAATCCAGAGCGCATTGCGTTCAAACAAAACGCCTGTTGACGGTTCACAGGTGCAGGAAGTTATGGACGCTGGCACGCGGCGCAATGTGACCGTTCGCCGTCCAGACGTTGACCCGAATGTGCGCCAGCAGCGCGCCAACGTGCAGCAGACCGAACAGGGCCGCTCGGCTATTGCCGCTGCGGATGCTGAGGACATCGGGCAGATTGAGACTGCGCTTGTCCGCGACCTCGGCGGGCGTCCCGGCACGCAGCGCACGGAAGCGGCTTCGTCCGTTCAGACGGGCGTGAAGGCAGCGCGGGATAAGCTGCGGGCGGATGCGCAGATTGAGTATCGGGCCGCTAGTGCAGAAGCGGGCAACATTTCTGCGCCGCCGACCAATGCAGTAGCGATGCTAGATCAGCAAATCGCCGAACTTGGGGCGCAGGGCCGCAACCTCAATTCCAAGGAGCTTTCCTATCTTGAGGGCCTGAAGGCTGACTTGGGACAGGGTGGCGGGCTTTCGATTGATGCCTTGCGCGCACAACGGACGGGCCTTCGCCAGAAACTCGAAAACGCGGGGGTCTACTCGGGCGACTTTGAGCGTCGTGTCGGCATGGTTCTGGACGAGGCTGGCAAGGACGTTGAAGCGGCTTTACAGCCGTTCCCCGGGGCGCTTGCGCGCTACCAGAAGGCGGACGGCCTGTGGCGTCAGCAGGCAGACTTCGGCAAGAAGGTGGGCGACCTGTTGCTTGGCAAGGATGGCAACCTGTCCCCCGGCCAAGCCGCAGACCGCATCATGGGCTGGGCCAAGAAAGACCCCGCCCGCCTTAATCGCCTTCTGACTGAGGCGGACGACGCCACCAAGGAAGAAGTGCGTGCGCTTGTCGCATCGCAGATCGGGCGTCAGAACAATGGCAACTTCTCACTTGCTGCGTTCCTCACGCAGACCAGTGGCGGCAAGGGCGGCGCGCTGTCTCCCGCTGCGGTGCGGTCGCTGTTTGGCAAGGAGGGGCAACAGGCGATTAACGACCTGCGCATTCTTTCGCAGGCCAAGGTTGACGCAGGCTCTGCCACGAACCGCAGCAACACGGGCGGCATTGTGCAAGGTGCCAAGACCGGCCTTCGTCGCATGATCCTCGGCATGATTGGCTTTGGTTCATCTGCCGAACCTATGACTGGTGCCCTATTCGGCAGCGCGTCGGTTGTGGGCGGGGAGTTCGTCGAAAAACTGGGCCGCGAGCGGGCTTTGCGCCTGCTGCTAAATCCCGACTTCACGGGGTGGCTAAAGACGCTTCCGCAGACATCCAACCCCGCCGCGATCAACCGCAGGTTCGCCAGCCTGCGCTCGACCGCCACACGTTCACCAGTCATGATGGCTGATATTCAGGCTTTCGAGCGGATGCTTGTCGGCACGGCTAACGACAACGCTTCACGCGTCGCAGCCGAACCAGAGCGCACAGACGAGGCGGGGCGAGGCCAGCAATAGCCCGCCGACTATCTCCGGCCAGCACAGAACGACCAGCCAAGCCGGTATCCTAAACACCCAAATCATCCGACCACCCTACACCAGAGCGGCCTTGCGGTCGCTCTTTTTTTGTGAGTGACACATGGCCGCACAATTGATCGCCAATCCATTTAGGCCCGTCATCAACCTGCAAGGCGGGTTTGAAGCCGGTGCGCTCTTGGACGTTTTCACAGCAGGCACTACGACGCGGGTTAGCGTATACACAACCGACGCCCTCACGACTGAATTGCCCAACCCTGTTGTTGCTAACTCGATCGGCTCATTCCCGCCGGTCTATTACAACGATGGTGTGGCTATTCGCGTGCGTGTGCGTGCGGCAGATGGCTCGCTAATCCCGAACGGTGACACCGACCCGTATATTCCTGACGGTTTCAATGCGGAAGCCTTTGCCGATCAAGCTGGCGTGTCTGCGGTCAATGCCGCCGCTTCCGCAGTCACTGCCGCAACCTCTGCGACCAACGCGGGATCATCGGCATCGGCTGCGGCTGCTAGTGCCGCAACGGCGGTGCTATCGCCTGGCACAAGCGCGACTAGCACGACTTCGCTCCTGATTGGCACCGGCTCCAAGTCGTTGACTATCGAGACGGGCAAGGCGTTCGCGCTTGGGCAGTTCGTGCTAATCTCACGCACCAGCGCGCCTAACAACTGGATGTTCGGGCAGATCACCGCCTTTACGTCTGGAACGGGCGCGCTGACGGTCAATGCGCAGGCGACCAACGGTAGCGGCACGTTCACGGATTGGACTGTGGCGCTGTCTGGCCCGTCCGGTTCTGTTGGCGTTGTGGACATCGTGAGCGGCACGACCGGCACGTTGACTGTGGCACGCGGCGGCACTGGCGCTACGACTGCGGCAGGCGCACGAACGGCGCTTGGCTCCACCACGGTTGGCGATGGGCTTTTCACGCTCACTAATCCCTCGGCAGTGCGTTTCCTGCGGGTCAATGCGGACAACAGTGTTTCGGCGCGCACGGCTGCTGAAATGCGCGGGGATGTTGCTGCGGCGGCATCGGGCGCAAACACCGACATCACATCTCTGGCGCGCGGCACGACGCTTGCTGCGAGCGGCACTGTGGCGGCTGATACGCTGGGCTTCCGTGGGCTTCCTGCCAACGCGCAGACGGGCGGGTATACGCTTGTTCTGGACGACGCGGGCCGCATGGTCACGAACACAACGGGCGGGTGGGCAATTCCCGCCAACGGCACCACCGCGTTTCCTGTCGGCACCACCCCCGCGTTTCCTGTCGGCACCACTACCGTCCTCTACAACAACAGCGGTTCGGCGCAGAACATCACAATCACCACTGACACGCTACGTCAGGCGGGCACGGCGAACACCGGCACTCGCTCGCTTGCCGCGCGAGGCTTCGCAACGCTGGTTAAGGTCGGCGCGACCGAGTGGGTGGCCTCGGGGGATATTACGTGACGGGCGTTCTTGCCGCGATTGCCATCGGCGGCGGCGCTTCAACCGGCACGGTCGCAATCGGTGACCTCACCGTTTCCATTGTCGATACGATCTCGCCCGTTACCGCTTACTACACGCTCGACCCTAGCGGCTCCATTCTTGAGGCGCAGCTTCGCAGCCTGACATGGATCGCCCCGCAAGTGGGTATGGATCAGTTCCAAGCGCGGGTATCTAACGTGACGGGCGCGACCCTGACTAGCGGCACCGTGAATAGCTGGCTGACCCTGACAGCCTCGCGCTCTTGGGAGCTTGAGCAATCCGTCATCGGCTCAAGCAGTTCCACATTCCTCGTCGAGATCAGGCGCACCAGCGACAGCGTTGTCGTGGACTCGGCAAACGTCACCCTCACCGCCCAACTAACCCCGTAAGGAGCGCCGAATATGGAAAGAGCAATTCGAGACGTTTCGGCGGGGCGTGTGCAGCGCATCTGCGCCCCCGGCCTTTGGGTGGTGTGGCGCGAGGGTGACGCTGTGCGCGTGGAGGTGAAGTCGTGAACCTTGGACTAGGATTGAGCCTCGGCGCGCGGGCTGTGGGGGGATTCTCGCCCGCCGCGCTGTTCTCCGCAGGCGAGCAGGGTGCGTGGTACGACCCGTCAGACTTCAGCACGATGTTTCAGGACGATGCGGGCGTTACACCTGTCACCTCCGTGGGGCAGAGCGTGGGGCGCATCAATGACAAATCAGGGCGAGGCAACCACGCGACCCAACCCACTGCGGCATCGCGGCCTGTCCTCGGGCGCGTCCCTGTCGGCGGGCGGCGGAACTTGCTCACGTTCACCGAGCAGTTTGATGATGCGGCTTGGACGAAGGCGGCCACCTCGATCCCAGTCACGAACGGGACGGCCCCCGACGGCACCGCAACCGCAGACACTCTGCAAGCTGACGGAACCTCCTCACAGCACTACGTCAATCAAAGTGGTGTTCCGAACGGTTCTGCGCATGTGTTTTCAGTTTACGCCAAGGCCGGAACGGCTTCTTTTCTAAACGTTCAGATCACTGGAGCGAACCTTTACGCGCAGTGGAATGTGACGACTGGTGTGTTGGTTTTTTCTGGCGCGGGAACTGGAACGCTTACCTCCACCGCGCAAACTAGCGTCGGCAACGGGTGGCATAGGCTGTCGGTGGCTTTTACGCAGTCAAGCGGTTCCACGCAAAACGTCAGGCTCCACGTTCTTGATGCGTCAGCGGACGCGCCAAACCCCGTGACATCGTCCTCGGGTAACATCCTTATCTGGGGCGCTCAACTCGAAGTCGGCACCACCGCCACGAACTACCAGCGCGTCGTCACCGCGCTCGACGTAACGCAAGCAGGGGTGCCTGATTGCTACTACCTCTCGTTCGACGGCACGGACGACTTCATGCTCACCCCCACGATCACTCCGGGCACCGACAAGGCGCAGGTGTTCGCAGGGGTTCGGAAGCTGAGCGACGCCGGGCAAGGGGCATTGGCCGCGTTCGGTGACGTAGGGTCGGGCGCAGGTTCGTTTGAGCTGGGCGCGCCGTCCGGAGCGGCGCAGCCTGGCTACTCAGCGTCACTGCGGGGTAACGCTGGCTTGGGCAGCTGGACGTACACCACGTACACCGCCCCAATAACCAACGTAGTCGCCAGCCTGCTCGATCTGGCGGATGTTACGGCATCCGGCCAAAACAAAGCCGCAGCTAGGTTCAACGGGCTGGCAAACGCTGGAACGTGGTCTACCGGCAACGCAGGCGTGGGCAACTTCGGCGCATACCCGCTCTATATCGGGCGGCGAAATGGAACCGCTCTCCCCCTCAACGGCCAACTGTTTAGCCTAGTCGTCCGCTTCGGCGCGAACCTTCCGGCTGCGACCATCACGCAGGCGGAGGCTTTCGTTAACTCCAAGACGGGAGCGTATTGATGCTTTCCACCGTCCTAATCCTTCCCAACGCCCAAGTCGCAACGGGCGATGCAGTCGCGCAAGCTATGGGCTGGGGGCCGAACAACTACAGCGTTCCCCTCTCAGCCACGGGCACCGCGCCTGCAACGCACTACGGCCTGCACGCGTGGACAACCGAGAGCTTCCGCGAGATGATCGAGACGGGTTACTACCCGCCCGAGCTGGCGCAAGTGGGCATCGCCGAGGCGACGTTTCGAGCGATGCTTGACGCGCTGGTTTCGTCGTTCGCAACCGACCACGTGGGGCACTTTGATGCGGTCTGCGCGGCGAACGGCCTGCAAATGGTGATTGAGCAATGAATACCGCGCTCACCGTAGCACTCGCCGCGGTCGTCGCGTGGATGTTCCTATCGCACTTTGTCATCAATCGCGGGCTTGTCGTCGGCCCGTGGATCAGGGGCAGGCAACACTCAAAAGGCTATTGGTGGCCGTGGCTTTCCCGCAAGGGCAAGGGCTGGTCGATCAGCTTAAAGCCCAAGGGCGAATTGCACGCGGTGCTTGATTACAGCGCCCGCATACCGGCGACCGCGACGAAGCTAGTTTGGCACTACCGCGCAGAGATTAGCATGGCTTTCCCTGCCGAAGCCCCCGCGTCTGTGCCGCTTGTAAGCCTCGTGCTGCAACGCAAGGGCGACAACTGGAGCGCCAAGGGCAAGATGGCGAGTTACCGCTTTTATTCCCCCGCCTTCCCGCTCGAAACCGGCGAACACATCCGCGAGATACCGCTTGAAGGCTGGACGAATGTTTGGGGCAAGCCCGTCGATATGCGGTTTGCCATCGCCAACCTGTCAAACCTTGCTGTCGCGTTCGGTCATTCATCGGGCCGAATGCACGGGGTCAAGGGCGCGGGGGTGTTCACGCTTATTTCGCTGGAGGCGGCATGAAAGACTTATTCGATCATCTGCCGGAGGGGGCGAAGTTTGGTTTTGACCTGTTGTCGCTTGCGACCCTGCTTGGCTCGCTAGCTAGCTTGTTGCCCGCTGTCGCGTCGGTGCTGACGATCATTTGGACGATTATAAGGATCGTCGAGACAGACACGGTGCAACGCCTGCTTGGCCGAAAGGATAAGCCATGACCTTCCTATCTCGCTTTACGGCGCGGTTTAAAGAGATCGCCGCCGTCGCTAACGTGAAGAAGCCTGTGCCGAATGCGGTTCCCGCTCGGGAAGTTCCGCCCCCTGCAAAGCCAATTCAAGCGCCAATCTTACCGAACGGGAA